GAATAATATCAATGTCTCCACCAAGTAAATCACTCCTATAGTCATCACATACAGTTACTAGTTTATTTAATCGCCAAGTTGCACGTTTTAGATATGTTAAAAAGGTAGTATCCTTTTTAACCATTTCATGATTACCACTATAAATAACACTGGGTTTTTGAAGGCTAGCTACTAGGTCAAAATATAGCTCGACTTCATCCATATTAGGCAGTCTGTCAAATATATCACCGCCTATAATAATCATATCAGCTTTATCTTGCATCTCATGAAATTGATCTACAAATAGCTGAAATCTATTTTTAGCCCATTCTGTGGGCACATTCTTTTGACCTAGTTTAATGTGAATGTCGGCTGTAAAAAGTAATTTCATAATATAAGATAAAATAGCCTGCTAAACTTTTGGCTTAGCAGGCTGGATTATTAAGCTAAATCTTTAACAGCTTCACGTTCGCTATCTGTTTGATTCTCTTGTTCCTCTTCTTGACCTTTTTGCAGTTTCTCGATTAAGGCTTTTACCTCGTCGCTGGTGGGGCGAGGATACTTTTCATCAATAGATACTGCGGTATCAGCTAGCTTACGCTCGTTATCACCAAGGCTGCGCTGTTTACAACGAAGAACTTGCAGGGTGTATTCAACATTAAAAGCTAGTGGGCCAGTTTTATTACGCTTAAACACTACATCCCAACCAGTATCGTAGTCAGTAGGGTCGCCCAGATCTTCTGCAGCAGTTAGGATTTGCTCAAACAGTTTCTTTTTAAGATTTAGTACTTTAACTTTTCCATCCTTAGGATCAATACAGTTAACTGCATAGCTCCAGGAGCACTTCAAGTCAGGATACGAATCTTGTACCCAATCTTTTTCTAGATTATCAAATTTTTCTTTTTCACGACTAAAAGCTAGACATTCAATAGGAATATCTTTGTTATTAGTACCTTTTACCCAGTATACATAGCGTGGAAGAACCCCACCAATAAGCCTAACAGAGTTTTCTCCGTCTTTGTACTCGTAAGATTCAACTTTAGATGTTTGTGCTTTGCCTTTGGTTTGTTTAAATGAGAGTGCCATTTGTTTCCTCGTATATAAATTTTATATGTGCGTGTTTAATTATTAATAGCGGATTGTGTTTAATTGTAGCTATATTTAAGTCTGGGTATAAGGTTAAGTCAAGATGTTTTTGTTTTATGGTTTTATAGGAAAGATAATCTCTGCGTCCAGCTAGCCTAATATACTGTGCCTTAAATATTGCATCTGTTATTTTATCTTCAAATAGTGCTTTTGGATTTAACAAATAACTACTGCCTGCTTCTAGCCCCAAAATAGGTTTGTACTTTTCTCGTGCATTTTTAGGTATCCGAATACCAAGAAAACACTTATGTAGAGCTGCAACTAAATATTCAGGGTCGTTGTTTGTAGCAAACTCTAATTTGTTTAGGTTAAAAAAGAAGATCATTCTTTGAAGTAAAATAATATTATATCACTTTGTAGAACATTTTGCAAGTCAAAATTTTTTAAACCGTTTCAATGTGCCAGCCCTTTCTAAGGTACAAGCCTAGGCGGTTTCTGTTTTGCTTTTTATCAGCCCAACCAGCAAACTGTAGATCTACTACTAGTGGATCTAATTTACCAGGATGTTGTCGTTGTATTCTACCAATAACTTGCTCTAACAAGCTATCGTTGTTCATTGGTATTGCTAGGATAACACAGGAGAGTGAGTTGATTGAGATTCCTTCTGAGAAGATTTGTCTGCTACCAGCAATCGACATTTTTTCACGGTTAAGGAGCTGTTGTTTAATCGTCTGACGCTCATCAAACCCGGTTTCGCCAGTAACCAACACACAATTTTCTCCGATGTATTCTTTGACATTTCGTAAAAACTCCACCCTATCTGCAATTATAAGTACTTGATGCCCTGTTTCTATTTCTTGTTTAGCAATGCCAGCAATAAACTCTTGATAACTGGTATCGTTTGCTAGTGTATTTACTTTTTCAACCCATGTAGCGCCATGTTTAAGTGTGATTCCAGTGTTAACTGTCCTGACCGTTGGGGCCAGTGTGTTACTTTGTGGGGGCTTGATAACATGATTTCCAAAATAATCTTGAAATAAGACGTGTTTTCCATCTTTACGTTGCATTGTTCCCGACAGAGCAATGCGAAATCTACTGTGAAAAGTGTCAATAATTTGTGTAAATGTTGTTGCTGGACAGTGGTGTGCTTCATCTAGAATAATTGTTCCAAATTCTTTGCTTAGTGTATTACAGTGCTTTACAAGCGTTTGCACATTAGCCACAGTAATAGCATGATCTTCCCAATCTAACTTACCACTACCTATAATTCCAGCTCTAATACCAAATAGGTTTTCTACTTCTTCACACCATTGATCTCTAAGCGCTGTAGTGTGAGTAATTACTAGTGTTTTTTGACCCAGCTTTCTAGCAAGATGTAGTGCGGTAAATGTTTTACCCCAGCCTACTAGTGCATTAATAAAGCAGGTATCTGTAATCTCGTCACATACGGCCTGTTGTTCTGGGCGTAGCTCAAACTTAGGGTCTGGAAACGGAGCAGGAACAAGTACTCGTTTATCTACTACTTCCCAGCCTTGAGGAATTAAATCTTTACGGCCTTGTGGAACACTAATAATACCATTACCAATTATTTTATAGTTTCTAATAGTTTCTATACTACTAAAATGTTTACTACCAGTATCTTTTTTAAACTTATAGGTAAGAGTATCAATAATTTTTTTAGATAGTTCTGCACCTGGATCATTTAAGTATATTTTATTACTTATGACTGCTTTCATTTGCTAGATTAGCCTGTAGGTAGTTTTAAATTGATCCAAGTATAAGCCGTATAACATATAACCTAAACCCCACTGTAGTATACCAGCATAGCGTTCACCATTTTGTGGATGTCTGAGAGACTTAAATCTCTGATCTAGACCCTCAATTTCTAGAATACACCCTAGATTGGTCGCAGGTAACACCCTTTTAATCTTCCGGCAAACCAGCTTGGCGCGTGTGGATTTTTTGTACTGAAATAAGTTTCCATGGTTGTCTATAAACCATGTAGTAGGCTTTGCTAATTTTATTAAATCCACCAAGAAGTATATTGCGCGAGTAATAGGAAACAGTTTTGATTGGTCAAGCTGATATTTTAAGTGCAATCGTCTCAGCCCTAGGGTCGGTGCATCTACAGTTCTATCGTCTACAAGACGAAAACCTATAAAACTATTTGTAGAATCTTTATCTACGTACTCTTTAGAGTAGAACACAACCCCATCCTCAACAGTAGGCTTGTGCTCTCCTAGTCTAAATACGGGCCAGACGATCTCCCCTAAATTCATAAGTTTCCTCAAAAGATCCAAAACTGTAGTCATCACCAATATCTTGGTCTACTCCAATAGGTGAGCCAGAAATACTGCACCCACGATCAGTTTGAGTTCTAGTTTTTAGGATTTTGCAATAAGTATCAACATCTTTTTCATTAACTAGCGCAACAATAGAGTCATGTACTAACATGAATATTTTAGCATCCAAACCAAGTTTATTGACTTCTTGTTGAGTTTCCATTGCAGCCAGCAAGTTCATATCGCTGGCTAGAGATTGTACTTCGCTGTTAATACCGCTGCGTACCTCGTGCGCTGCAATACCTTTATCACTAGAAAACACATTGGGCAACCTACGCTTTCTGCCAAAAAAGCTATAAGTAAACCCATTTTCTTCAATAAACCGTTTGCGACCGTCCAGCCACTTTTTTAGTTTATTAAACTTGTTAAAATATGCGTCAATGTCATCTTGTGCCTGTCTAACTGGATAAGGCTTTCCAGTAGCTTTTGTAACAGTTACAGACACTTTTTGAGCACCAGATCCATATAGGATACCAAAGCTAATAGCCTTAGCACTTTGCCGCATTTCTGGGTATAGTTTCTTAACCTGATCTACTTCACAAGGCAGATTAAACACCATTTTAGCAATCGTACTGTGAAAGTCTCCGCCGCTGCTAAACACTTGTTGCAGGTTTTTATCTGCACTTAATACAGCCGCATAATACATCTCTGCAGTAGTCAAGTCTTGCGAGATTATTTTGTAGCCCAAGGGAGCTCGGATACATCCTTTAATAATTGGATCATCTCGTGGTATTTGTTGTGCATTAAATTTACCGCTAGAACTAAGTCGGCCACTTGTTGTGAAAATAAGATTAAAATTAGTCCTAATTCTACCATCTTTGTCTAGCTCCGGCAGGATTTTATTGATATAAGTATTTTGAATTTTACCTAATTGCCTAACCTTTAGGATAGCACCTGGCAGAGGGTGTTCTTCACTAAGTTTTTCTAGGACTTCGGCGTCTGTAGAAACCGCTCCGGTACTAGTTTTTTTACCTGTAGGCTGTAGTCCAACATAGTCGAATAGTACCTCACGTAGATGAAACACAGAATTAGCGTTAAAGATTTTACCAGAATCTTTTTCAAATTCTTGTACCTCCTTGTAGGTAAATATAGCCTGTTTTGCTTCTTCAATCTGATCGTCTAGATAAAGTTTTGCTGCCTGCATTCTTTTTACACTAATAGGAATACCTACTTCTTCCATATTCATGAGAAACACAGTACCATCGATTAACAGATTTTTATATACCCACAAAAACTTATCATTCTTTTGAATAATAGGCCAGAACTTTTGATATAGCTCATAGGTTACAGCAGTATCAATACTTGCATATTCTGAGATAATATCAAAAGGAATCAAATCATAGGTAAACTGCTCTTCTAGAATACCTTTTGATCTACAGTATTCTTTTTTGAAAGTGTCTAGAGCAGAATCATAATCACCAAAATCTGTGTACTTTAGGGCTAGTTCTTTTAAGCCATGACTATCAGTTTCATCAAGCACATAGTGCATAACCATAGTGTCATGAACATGGTCTGGTCTAAAGTCAATTCCAAGATGATAGCGAATCATCTTAAAGTCAAACTTTAGATTATGAAATACAATGTCAAAAGTATCAGCAATTTCTTGAATAAGCTGAATACATTCTTCATCTAGACAATCTGTAAGAATGTATCTGCCATGTTTTGACCTGTAGGTTACACTAAGGCCAAGCACATAGCCATCTCGAGGATATAGTGCGGTAGTTTCTGTATCCATACACACCACGCCCTGGGCACCAGCCAAAACCTCCCTAAAGAATTCTTTAGCCTCTACAGTATCATCAATACCCTTATAGTCGCCAGCCTGTAGTGGCTTAACTTCACCATTATAAATTTTGATGATTTTGTCTAGTGCACGCTCAAAGTCAGGTTTACCCTCTGGCTTGAACGCAAGCATTGCCGGGTTAGTAATACACACAAACTTATCGTCTACTAGCTGCCCAGCCATGTTAGTAACGCTGGTAACTTTAGCATATTCTTTAGCAGCTTCTGCGCCCACTAGAATAACTAGATCATACAGTTCATGATCAAAATCTAAATCAACATCTTTTTTGAGCAACTTAGTAATAGGAACACTACTCATATGAAAGTGTTCAAACTCAAAAAGAAAGTAGTCAGAATATCTAGTTCTATTTGGTGCTTTGTCAATTAAGGCTACGCGCTTCATGTGTTATATCCAATATAATTTTTTATGCTGTCTACTGTTTCTTGATCTAGTTCGCCAGGGTCTGTATCTTCAGGTAGATTTATAATTTCTACTAGAAATCCACAATCTTCAATTAGTGGTTTTAGTGTTTGCATAGCATTTTGACCTGCTTCGTCGCCATCAAACATCAAGTAGATTTTTGTTATACCTTGGGCTCTGTATGGTAATAGTTTAAGCTGTGTATCGTTTTGAAGTGTATTTGTACCAAATGTGCATACTACTGGGTGTAGTCCTTTATCGTAGACATTTAGTAAATCAAATATGCCTTCAACCATCACTAGGCTAGTTGATTCGTACGGCATATGTGGTGGGAATAAGGGAATCTGCACACCACTAGGATAATTTACATATCTAGGATTGCCATTGCTCATAGTATGCCGGGCTACAAATACTTGGATTTTATTAGTAATGTCCCAAATAGGAAACACTATTCTATCCTGAAGTTTTTCTACTTGATTTGTATAAAATGCTTCAAATTTCTTTAAAGTTTTTGGACTAATACCTCTAAATTGCTTTGTGTAAGGAGTAGCTCCTAGAGGCATATCTAGTCCAGTATTTGTAACCATAAGATCACGTAATTTTTTCTTTAATTTAGCTATTTTAATTGGTACTGGATTTGTAAAAACATTAAAATGTTTAAATACATTTGTTTTAAATCCGCAGCTAAAGCAGTGGGCGACTCCAGTTACTCGATCTATTCTAAAACTAGGATTTGAATCGTCATGCTCTGGATTAATACATTTTACAAGATAATCTCTGCCGCTTACGGTATAACTTAATCCTTGTTTTTGCAATAGTTCTAGTACTGGATCGCTCATTTATGTGTTCCAAGGTAGATCGTCTACTGGTTCTTGTGTTTTCTTAGTTTTTCCTGCGCGTTTTACTTTTTCTTCGTGCTCTGGTTTTTCTATAGTTTGAGGACTAATACGTAGTGTATCCCAATCAATAGGACAGGTAAACTGCATTTCTTTACCGCCACGTATTTTAGTAGTTTCAAAGGTAATTGCTTGCTTTTCTTTATCGTGTGCTTCCATTACTAATGCAATATCGGCAGCATCAAGAATACCTTTTGAAAATCTTGCCTCACCACTGGCATCAATTTGATACGGACTTACTAGTACTATTTCATACTTACGAGCCAGATTCTTTAATTTTTTGGATACCTCAATTTGTGGTTTCCAGTCATACTGGTCTATACCATCGGCAACAATTTGATTTAAGTAGTCTACTACTACAACAGCTAGTTTATCGCCAAATCTAGCCTTCATTTTACCAATGTGCAAGTCAATAGCACCTATGCTCAAGTCTCTATCATCAACAATAACCATTTGATTGGTTTGTTTTAGACGATAGTTTCTGACTAGTGTTTCTTCAAATTTAAATCTATCTCTGTGACGCATAAACTCTAGAACGGTTTGATCCGCATCTTCAAACATCTCGGCTCTGGCTTTTACTACTTTAAGCACTTCTTCATCAGTTAATTTATTTTGTTTTAGGCTTTGATGATTAACATTAGCTAGAATAGCTAGGTTTCGCTCCATTACTTCTATAGCTGTCATCTCTATGCTAAAGTAAAGGCAACTATTACCACTCTCATACTGATTAATAAAAATATTACTACTAGTAATACTCTTACCGCTACCTCGTTTACCACCGATGAGTATGAGTTCCTGTCTAGCCACGCCGCCAAGCACAGCATCAAAAGTATTGTTAAGTCCAAGATAAACACGTTCTTTTTCTAACTCTTGAGGATTGCGGAATAGAAGAATATCGCTCATTGTGTATACTTTTTCACTAGTATGAGTCTTTTCTTCTATGGTTAGGGCTATTGTTGATAAGTTTTCTTTTATTTCGTTGGAGTCGTAAAGTGGCAGTTTGTCTACAAATTTATCTAATAATTTTACAGTTTCGTTCTGAGTATACTGATCTATAAGAGCATCAAGGGCTACTTCAGCACTAACATCGGGTAACTCAGTTAGCTTTAGTGTAGCTAGAGTTTTAGCTGCCGGACCTTCTCTAATAGTAAGTTCTAAGTCATCAAAGTTAGGTAGTTTATTATACCGTTCATAGTGCTTATTGATGACACTATACAAAGAGGAGTATGCCGGGTCTAAAAACACCAGCTTAAGCTTTGCCCATATATCTAGGCTCTGCTCAGATAGCAATTTATTTAAGACTACGGCGGATACATCCACATTAACCTACCTTAGATTCATTGTCTACTATAACTTGGTCTATAATTTCTGTAACTTTATAAACAATATTTTCTCGTAACTTTTTAATATCTTGCTGATAACTACTACCTTTGTCAAATAGTAGACTTAGCTGTTCATGTGTTACGAGCTGTTGTAAGCCAAAATAT